ATTTCAAATTGGGAAACAATGCATGAACAATTACCAGTCAGGGTATTCGTATAAATTAATAAATTTATTTTTTATTTTTCTATTTTTTTGTATTCTTTTTATAGTACATTCTTTACATTCGTAAGAATATGCCGATGGAAGATATTTTTTTGTTTTTCTAATCACGTAAAAATCTGACATCAAATCTTTTATTTCATAACAAGTTCTACATTGTCTTTCTCTAAACAATAAATGTTCTAATGAAAATTGATCTTCTATATCCATCAGAAACCTAACACGTATTTTACATCTGAATATGGATTGCCATATCCATCGGTATACCAAACGTTTCCATCTTCGTCTATAAATTTTTCTTCTATATCATCAACACCATCTGATATAAATCCAAAGGGAGCCATATCTTGTTCTATTTGATTTTTCTGTTCTTCGTAGATTCTCTTGCGAACATCGTTATCAGTCATCTCCCTGAAATAGGGTTGAACCGCCAACCACGCAAACAAGACCAAACACATTACAAGATCATCGTTATATCCATCGTCCGCCTCAAAAGATTGATTTTTTTGAATGAATGTTGTTAACTCACTAATGATTTCATAATCTGGAATTAACAACTTATCATCTTCAATCAACGTTTTCAAGTTAGAACAACCAACCTTTTTAGTCACCTTTGACATTTTCAAACCTAACTGAGATTTGGTTCCAGAAAATCCTTGACCGACAATCTGACCTGCTCTACCTCTCATCGCACACATTAGAATATTTGGATACTCTAAATCGTAATGAAGAATATTTGTTACCTGCTCACCAATGTCATTCACTTCTGCGAGTATATAGGCTTTGTTGTAGTTCTTAGCAACCTGTTCGATAATGTTAGGAAACAAAATTGGTTTGATTTCGTTGTTGCGATACTTAGCAACTACCTTCCAAGGCAGTGTGGTAATGTCGAATACAACAAAAGCGGAGTAATCATTGTTGGTTCCACGAGATACATCAACCGTCATGATATAATCGTGGTCTGGTATTACTTCTTCATAGACCGCCAATCCTTTGTTTGTATGCAAAGGGTCATCATAGACCATAGAGCGTAGCTTAGATGCTGTGATGAGCGTATCAACCGACCCCAAGAACTCACACTCAAACTCTTGCGTAAACTGTCTTTCCGAAGTATTCCTGATAGTTTCTTCTTTCCATTTGGCATCACGACCAGGAACTTGACTCCAATGCACTTCTAGAGGCACATAACCATTCTTTCCACGTTCTGCATCATGCCAGAGTTTGTAAAACATATTCATACCCTGTGGGGTAGAAATGATAATAACTTTTGTTTTCTTACCAGATGAGATGGTAGGATACACAGACGAGAAGAATTGTTCTGCGATATGATTTGGAACGAACGCAAACTCGTCAAGGAAGATGATGTTGAATGAGTTTCCTCGCACAGCAGATGATGAGGTGGATGCTGCTACAATCTTGGAACCATTATCCAGTTCCATAGAACCTTTGTTCCATGCTATGATACCTTGCTGCATCCACTTAGGAAGGTTCTCATACGCAAGCTGTAAACGTGACAGAAGTTCTCTTGACGTTTCTGCTTTATTTGCTAGAATAGCAACTTTAATGTTGTCGTTGAAGACCGCATAATGCAACAGATAACAAATAACAGTTGTAGATTTTCCTGTCTGTCTTGGAAGTTTGGCAATATTAAATCTGTTTTCGTGGAAGTTCGTAATCAATTGTTCTTGGAAATCATACATTTTAAAAGGAACAAGACCTTCATCAAGTGAAATAATTTTTACATAGTTTCTTGCAAAGTATACTGGGTCATCTTTGCATTTGATAAATTCTTCAACTTGTTCCTTTGTAAAACTAATAGCAGTATTAGCTTTTTTTAAATTAGGATTACCAAGATATACTGCATCACTCATGTATTCTCCTTAAATCTTTTTCTATTATTTCCATACCATTTAATCTTTTTTCCCACCCGTCACCTTTTGTGGTGCCTTGTGCTGGATTGATGCATTCTTGGTATTTAAATTTATCACACACTAAACTTGCAAGTTCAGATTCATCTCCTTTTTTTGCAGTTCCTAACCAAAAATGTTGACCACCAATCCAAATAGCCCCACACTTGGGGCAGGTTTTAGTATTTTTAGTATCCATATGTGTCTTACCTTGAGACGGTAATGCTATTATATAGCATAACGAATGTTTGCAAAGTAATAAATAATATAATTTTTTGTAGAAATGTCAGCAATTCCAAGCACGAAGCGCCTTAGATAAACGATCTTCACCAGTGTTATTGCTATCTTTTTGTCTCTTACGCATTCCTTTCATTCTTGCACAGAATGACGCCCTACGGGGATTTCCAACCTTTTTTGAAGGTGCTTTAAGGTCACTTCCAGGATTCTCACGCTCGTAAGATTTTCTTCCTTTCTCGTTAAGACCACCATTTTTGTTCTTGCCCTCCTTGCGAGTCCAAGCAGATTCGTCTACATATTCAACCTCTTCATTCTTACTTGTCATGTAATCAGCGGCAGTATCAATATAATCGCAAGCAAGAGTAACTTTAGATTGCACCCATCCAGGAAGTTGCATCTTTGGGTCTTGAACAATACCACGAAGACGTTGCACTGCATTATCAATCGTATCAAGTTGACTTATAATCATACCACCCTCATCATCAATCTCCTTGCCCATAGCAACAGCAACGTGATTCTCGCAAATCTGTTTCATTTCTTTAAATGTTTTCATGAGAAATATCCAATTGGTGTAGCTCTTACATCACTTCCAGTATCAACTTTGAGTTTCTGGTCTGCTCTCTTGTGAATAACAATCTCTGAACCAGGATTGCTAAAGTAAGAACCAACTACAGTTGTTCCATCATTCTCGTATAGAGTAATCGTTCTACCAGTATTACCACTAGCATCATGAACGATCAAAATATCGACTGCTGTTGTAGCAACAACGTTTGGAGTGGTTGTAAGCGTTACTGCCGTTCCTAAAAGTTTAATTCTCATGATAGTTACCGTTTATTTTCTATTTATTCTTGCCAGCATTTTTAATCATCTTTTGTAAATCAGCAGTGGTTCCAATAAACATTGTGTTATTTACAGTTGTTGGTGTTGACTTCTTATCTTCCTTGCCAAGATTCTTCATTTTCTGTTGAAGGTCTATAAGTTTATCAGTCATGTCTGAGACCTGCTTCATGGCATTTACAGCGACTTCATACGCTCTTGGGTGTCCGCTCTCCTGTGCAACCTCTAAGGCGCCTTGTACCGCTTCCTGACCCTGTGATATGAGGGTGTATAACTGCCCTCTAGTATATTCGTAATCTTTGGTGGCGTCGATAGCGACTTCATTATTTGCTTGTGTAATCATTTCAGTAGTTTTTTCTAATGGTCCAATATCGATATCAAAGATATCTTCCATGGTCTGTTCAAACTCGTTCATAGTAGTGTAATACCTTCATTGAATCCAAAGTCATCATCTGGCATGACTAATGCATCATCATCTACATCAATATCATTATCTCCATCTAGATCGGTTAATGCTCGTGGAGTGACATCAATTCTCAGATTTCTGCGATGCTCATTGTAATCACCAAGAGATTCGTATACGGTAGCTTTGCGAATGATTGCAGCATCACTAGCAGGTCCATACAAATATGTTTTTAAAATAAAATCTAAAGTATATGTAATACTTCTTCTTCTTAACATATCATCTTCATAATCGTCTTCATACGAAATGCCATTCAAAATAATTGGCAAATCTTTTTTCTCATCCATTTCTGGAATAAGATTAATTGTGACATTGAAAGATGGTTGAAAGTATGGTAGAATCTGTTCAAGAATCTGTAAAGCATCATCTTGATTTCTGGAAAGAATACCTAATTCAAAAAGAAGATTGTAAGGCACAGGCATGTATTGAACCCTGACACTATTGTTGTCGTCTTTCTTTAAATATTTTTGAATGGGTGATGTTTTTCTAGAAGCATCATATGAAATGTCAGTCATCTCAAATGAGATACGTGGCATTGTGATACTAACTTTACGCTCAGTACTTGGATCTTGATCAAGACGAGCAAGAAACTTACTCTTGGGACCATAAGCAAGAGCTACTTTTTCTTGGCGAATTACAGCACCTGTTTCTGGATCTTTTTTTTCAATTTGAATATTGTTAAAAAGCGTACCAAATGCTTTTACATTTTTTTTAATTATTTCATGATAATAATGACGATTACCTAACATTAGAATGAACCTCCCATATTTCCATATTCACCAAATGGATTCTTCTCCGTAAAATCAAGAATAGAATCTGCTGTTGTTTCGTAGTATTTGTTATTATTGTTATCATAATTATCGATATCAAAATCAATTGTGGAGAAATTATTTACCACCCACGATGCCCCGCCTTCTTGACCGACTAAAGGTAAATTTGATTGTAATACACCATTTATATAGGTCAATCGTAACTTACGAGTTGTTGGATTCCAATCAGCAACCGTTGCTTTTGTGATTACAGGACTTCCACCAGTAGGCGTATATGTTTGTCTTACTTCTTCTCCAACAATGTATGCACCAGTGCCACCAGTTTTCATGTACACTGGGAACACATGCGACTCTTGAGTTAAATCATCGATAACGTCATTACCAGTGTTAAAGTAATTGTCGGCATTTTCTACAAGCTCACAAGTTAAAGAAAAAATATAATTTTTACCTAACTGATAAAATGGAACTTCTCTTTCAACAAATTTAATTTCGTATAGATTATTAGTCATTGGAACATAAAGTAAATCACCTTCATTAGGTCTGTTTGGAACACGAGTATCAATTTGAGTTTCTACGTAATCAATCCAACGTCTTTTAGATACAGCATATGTAATCTCATCACTTAATCTAAGACCAAATTTAGACATTGCTACTGCGCCTGAACCACCAAACCCCTCTACATTAATTAACATCATCTCAATTAAAACGTTATCTTCAAATTTTGAAAGAATAACATCATTAAGAGATTTATCAATTAACATAGTTTTAGGAACATAATAAACATCCTGCCCAAACAGCTTAATCTGTTCGTCTACAAGATCCTGAACTAATGTTTGTTCTGATGTTTTTCCGCCATACTGGGGGAAATATTGACTCTTTGCCATTATCCGATTGCGTCAAGTGGTGGTAGTTCGTAATCTGTAAGCATCTTAGATTCAATATCTTGAAGTTCTCTTACAGCGTCTTCATATATCTGACGACCATTTAATTGAACACCGCCAGGCAATTGAACGTTGTTAAACTTGATTAGATTCTGCCCCCACTGCCGCTTGAAAAGAGCAGTGGTATAACGCTTCAACCAAAAATCATTCCAAATTTTTTCGAGGTTTGTTGGGTCAAGAGCTCGGTAGCATTCGATAATTAGAATTTTATCTTTTGTGAGCATCTGAGGATCATAGTCAATATAAAGACGACCATCTCTTTTGGTAAATCTAAAACGAATCAGAGAACCAGTATTAAGCACCATATCAAGTGTCTCAATATATGACTTAACCATGTAATAGTTTAAGATGTCAATAGAACCAAATGCATACAAATCATTTAAGAAAATTTGATATTCAATACCAAATAAGTCACCACGAATACTACTTGATGTTACTCCAAATACTTTTTCCACACCGATAATATGATCTGGAAGATCCAGATAGTTACCACGTTCTGTCCACACATCACCTTCAGAAGTGTTGTGGGTAATATTATTACTATTAAATCTATCTACCTCTGTTTGCGTCAATGTGTGTTTAAGATACATTTTGTCCATACCGTCAAAATGACGTTCTTGGAAAAATTGTAATGCTTCGTCTATTCTATCTTCGAGTTGTTGATTGTCAACATTGATTTCAAGAACAGGAGCACCAAGTTGACGTAAACAGTAATCTTTTAATTCTGTTCTTGTCGCTGGTTTTGATGCTGACATTTACCAGTCCATAATAGTTTCCTATTGGTATTTATAAAAAAAGAGGGGGTTGCCCCCCTCCAAAAAGTATGTAGGAAATGAATCAAGCTTGTGACTCAACCCAGGTGAGACGTGCAGTACATGTAGTCGTTGCTGCTGTATCCGTAGGAACAACGGCAAGAGTGAGAATGTCGGGACCGTTGGGGAATACATAATCACCACCAAGAATGCTGTTACCCATTTCAACAAGTTCATTTAGATCTTGTGCAACAGGTGAGTTTACAGCAGCACGGAATTCGAAGATGGTTACACCACCAGTAACTGTATCAGCTGACTGACCGGTGTGCTTAATAATTTGACATAGTGAAGGAGGACTATAGTTGGTGAAGTATGCTGATTGTGAGAGGTTGCCATTCAGAATGAGACGAACCGACGCAGGTCTGTTGTTGGTGTTGCCAATAACTAATCCACAAGAGTTCATCTTTAGAATCATTCGGTTAACAAGATCTCTCTCACCAAGAGGACCAACGAGTGAACTATCAACCGATGGAGCAAGACGAATTGACAGAATAGGCACAGCAGTTCCAGCAAGTATCTGTGGAATTGAAATAGTATCTGAACCAGAAGAACCAGAAGCAACTGTAAAGAGATATGCCTTATCATCTTCAAATTTACCATCCATAATTACCGAAGCACCCCAGTGATAGAGTGATGGAGCATATGTTGGAGCATCACCATTTAAAATTTGATAACGAGCAGGTAAGTTACCTGAACGAAGATACGCTTCATTTTCATAGTTATTGTGAACAAACTCATGAATGTATGTTACGATACCATCTTGATCCTTGAATCCAAAACGAACCTTGCCAGCACCATACCAGGAGTAATCCAGGTATGCCATTTGCTGACGGTGAATGTTAAGCTTGAATGCGGTTACGCCAGTACCATCACACTTATCAATATTCCACTGAGATTGCGGAATTCTTAGATCACGAACCTTACACATAATGATTCTTGATCTTGTGGTTCCTCTATAAGAAGGACTGATGTGAATAGAAGTATCTGAATCTACAGCAGTAATTTTATAAGTCATACCACGAATAACTACGAGGTCACCAACAACAAGTTGCTTACTGAACTTAGTTCCTGTTCCAATAATAGCATTGCTCTTGAATGCCACAGCAACACTACCAGCCATTTGTGCAGTTGAATTTCTTCTTACACAATAGAGTTGCTGACCATCATACTCAAAGAACATACCATTTTGATCATCGAACATACCAGCACGAACTTTAGCATCTGTCCACTCATAAATGAAGAGTGCGGGAAATCCAGCAGGACTTAAATCAGATGGCACTCCATTAGTCGCATAGCGGAATGTAAATTCATCAATGACGCTATCAACAGTGAAGAACTGACCATTTAAAGGAGTCACATATGGAGCATTTGTTCCAGAACTTACATCAACATTTTCTAATATAATTTTATTCGAATTCGTTAATTTATGTGGTTTTCTTGTAATAACTGTCGCAAGAGTATTACCATCATGTGTAATACTAGAAACATCAATTGAAGGACTAAAGTTAATACCAGTCGAGTACTGTAGACCTTTACCTGATTGATAACGGAAGTATCTTCTCGTCTGTCTAGTAATATCAATCCCAGGAGCTCTTGCAGTTGAAATTTCAACACCACCATCAAATGATCTATGTAAGTTCAGGCAATCTGGTCTTACAAACATTTGAGTTTCGTAGAGGAATGGAATTGCTTGAATAACACCATCACGAATATTAGCACCTGTTTGTGAGAGGTACAGGTTTGAACTAGATAGAGCATCTGTTACAAGTAATCCATTTGATTGATAACGAATGTATGAACTTGAACAGTATGTAGCAGCAACCAGGTAGTGATTAAAGCCCTGACCAGTTGATGTAATATCGATAAACTGGAATGTGAGAGCGTTGCTTAGCGAGTTAGCAAGACGAATTACATCATCGTTAATCTTAATTACGAAGAAAGCACTACCTTCAGTTAAATTACCAATAATATTACCAATACCAAAACCAGCAGAATAGTAAACTTTAACACCAGTGTTTAAACCGTGGTTTGGAATATAAATTTCATCTCTTTCGACGGAGATTACTGGTGTTGCTAATCCAGTAACAGCGACTACTGTAGTTTGTGGGTTGAACTGAATTTGACGAGTTGGATATGGATCAGATACAATCATATCAGCATCATTATTGACTGCAAGTACTTGCATATCAAATACAAACCCCTCATACTTTTCAAAACGATGATAACTACCAGTACCATTACCAGTAGGAATCAGTTGATCTACCCCTGTACCAGTTGAACCACCGATGAATGCACCAGCAGGTGAAGTGTGGATAGTAAAATTGTTTGCGTCAATAACATTGATGTAGTACATGGTGTTAGCAGTCATACCACCATAAGGTAGCTGAGGAAGCTGTGAAGTATATTCTGACCAGTTTCCATTGCTGCCTTGGTGATAACCACCCTGAGCATCTAATTTATAAGTAACACAATCTCCAGTTGATAGACCGTGACCATTAATAGTAAAGATACCAGAAGTAGTACTAACAGCACCAGTACCAGGGAACACAAGGGTCTTGATTGGCATTTTACCAGATAACTTAACGCTATCACCACCTCTATACTGAGCTAAGAATTTAGTTGGGTATGCTGGTAGTGGTGGAAGTAGCATCCAGTTGAGGTTTGCTCTACCATCGCTATCAATAACTGGTGCGTTGTTGGTGTTGAAGACAACAGTCGTTGTACCAGGAGGAGCGGCACCAGTTACTGACATATAGAAACTGTTTCTGTAAATAACAATATCACCATAAAGATAATTATCAGATGCGTTCCAATCTCCTTTAAAGGTAGTGCCTTTGAGTGTTGGGTTGGTAACCTTGAACTGGTGAAGTGTACTTGTTCCAACTCCAAGAATATCAACAAGGTCGGTGTTTGTGTAAGCACCCACCCATGTATTATGGAGAGAGAACTGGTTAGCAGATTGACCACTTGAAGCACCACCTCTTGGTTGACTTCCAGCGGTGTTGTTCACAAAGTATTGTTTACCAGAAACAAGTCCATTGATATTTCTACCATTACCCCAAACTTGATAAATTACTCGGTCACCAGTGTTAAAACCATGACTACTAGAGACAATTCTATCCGAAGCAGGTAGAACAGCAGAAGAGGAAGAACCATTAACAATAATGTCTCTAGCAATAATAGTTGCTAAACCATTACCTAATGACTCACCAGTAACTTGTGCAGTTGTGATACTATGCCCAGCGTTTGTTGTACCAGGTGCTGAGAAGTTTTGAATCGCAATACCATTCAATGCATCTTGCTTTGTATATGCAAGTTGTAACATATCCAGGTTTTTACGAATAACATAATAAGTTCCAGAAACAAATGAAGTTCCAGCAATAGTACCTCCCGTTGTTGTATTTAGAACTGTTACCGAAGAAACAGTAGACGAAAAAACTTTGAAAGTGCCATTGTAACCATTGACCAGTGAACCATCTCTAGTTACACCTGAAATTGTAATTGATTGATTTGGAACAATATCAAATGGGGAGGAGGGTAGAGTACCAAAATTGTAAGTTACATATCCAATAGAAGGTGTGGAAGCTTGTACATTAGTAATTTGTAGATCGTATAAAGCATTATATCCAGCACGAGGATTAGTATTTCCACTAGATCTACCAATTTCAAAACTATTTCCATTTCTAGAGTAAATTACTCTGGTTCCTGTGGTTAATCCATGATTTTGATAGAAGAAAGTACCAGTTTTAAGATCGGTATTTCTCTGTGGATCGAAAGTAATTGTTCTATTATTGATAGTTATATTAGGAGAAAATGTCATTCTGACATCAGTTACAGTAGATGCATCATATCCACCGTCAATAGTTCCAGTAGACGAAATATTAGCGAGAGAATGAGTACCAATAGCAGAAGAAGCAAGAGGTACAGAATCATAGTATTGAACAAACGTCCATGACCCGCTGCTACCGGCGCTGATATCAATCGGAAATCCAGCAAAAGCAGCAGCTCTTGAGTGTGCTAATTTAAAATTATTAGCATCAACAGGAAAAGCAAAATAAAGTTGTGCGTTAGCTGGTTGATTCACGACGTTAATAATAGTATTATTAATTTGACCACCACCAGCGATGGCAGAAATAGCAACAGTTTCACCAATTCTTAAACCGTGATTAGTTAAGTTCCAGCTATCTAGAGTACTGTTTGTACTACTGAAGGAAACCGAGAAAGATCTTGGAGTTGCGGTATCTCTAACCTGAAGTTGAAAACTACCATTAATACGATATAGTGTGATTTCAGAAACAATTACTTTAGGTGTTGTTCCGCCATATCCTCTGGTAACATGAATTTGATTAGTAGTTAGTGTTACACTTTGACCACCAATTGTAAATGTTCCTGGGCCAACTGCATTAACAAACAACCTCTCGTTCAAATATGCACCAGTCCATAAAGTATTTCCTGCAGTAATTGAAGATACAGAAGTGTTTAATGTTAAAATAGTAGCGTCTGCATCGTGGTCAATTGTTGTGAAAAGACCAGTTGATACTGGAGTGAAATCACTTACGTTTCGTATGGTAAACAAGTTACCGTTCACTAGACCAGGAGCACCAGGATATGCGCTACCAACTTCTGCAGCACCAGTTGTTTCATAACGAACAACATCACCTTCTACTAATACTTGTTGCTCAATAGGTAAGAAGATTCTGTTACCAAATGTGTTACCAACTGCAGAATTTGAAAACTTCATGTCGGTGATACCGAATGGTCCAGAAGCAGAACTGGTTGCCTGCTGAGCAGTAGAAGTAATTGTGAATTGAATTGTTGGTTGACCAGTTGGAAGTGTATTAGAAGCAAATGCTTGTACTTTAAACACATCATCATTTATGGGAACCATGTAATATTGACCTGTATTACTGAGTCCCTGCACAGTTCCAGTTGGTTGAGTGAGAGTCATATTAACCCTTGGCCAGTTAACACCAGTAGAGTCAGTGACATAATCAAATAGAGGTCCAGGGAATCCTGCAGTGGCTGGGTAAATCGCCTGAGTGTCTCTAGTACCATTGGTGAATGAACCAGTAATACTATATGCAGTTCTTTGACCTACAATACCACCATGATTTGGTAGATAGAAACTATTGGAGAAAATATTTTCAGAAATACGAATAGCAATAAATCTACCACTACCAGTAGTATGTGCCGCCGTGAAGTTAACTGGAGAACCATTATCGGAAAGAGTTAGAGAGAATTCGCCACTTCCAGTAGAAGGACCAGAATTAATAAGAGTTCTTGCAAAATATTTCTGATAGCTAGCATATGTGTTTGGAGTTTCTGTTACTGAACCAGGAAGAGAAGAACCAGTACCATTTTTAAGAACAATTTCTGCTTTTTCTGTCATATATGCTGGGAGGTTTGTATAAGCACCGATAACACGGTCACGACCACCACCAGCACCACCACCAGGTGAGGTGAACCTGTCAACTGTAAAACCAGGGTGAATTTGATATATGCCACCAGCATATGTGTTTGCTGTGACAAAGTTTACACTAGTAGCTCCAACAGAACCAGTGTAAGGACCAACACCAGCAACCGCTTCTGTAGTACGAAGTTCAATTTCATCTTTATTAATTGCATCTACAAAATAAATAGCAGATTGAGAAACAGATTCTACGGGAGGTGTTGTACCACCACTCCAGGTGTTACCGCCTCCAACAAACATAATAGGAACACCACTTGATAAACCATGATTCTTGATAAAAATTCTATTAGAAAATATACACTCACGAGTGAACATTTTGCCAGTGATTGAACACCAATCATGAATAGAACAACGAGTGTGATTCATCCACGAAGTTGCACCGTCATGCATTTGAGCACGAACACCAGAACGGAACACTTTTACCACAGCAGTTCCAGTAGTTCCGCCTAATACAATAGGAGTTACTCCAGCAGATGAAGCGGGATGTGTTGTTGAAATAGCAATAGATGTTGATGTTACTGCAGAAATAAAATAGTTTGTATTAATTGCAACACCAGTTAATGATCCAATATTAGTGAATCGTACAATAGATCCAACACGAGTTGGAAGATCTCCGTCGCCTAGAGATGTCATAGCACTTACATTAAGAGTAGTGCCACTAACACTATTAATGGTTGGAGAGAATGTATTCTCGAAGATCTTTGTTCTTAGAAGAGTATTTGTTCCTGCTGCAGTATTTGATAATGTATATGTAGCACTAAAAGATTGATTATTAAAAGCTCCACCGGTGGAGTTTGTTGGACCTTCCATAATAAAGAAACTATCAGTTTCTCTCCAGTTTTGACTTGCAAATGTTGAAGCTGTAGGAGTTGCTTTAACAACATAAACACCATCAAGTCCAGCAACACCAGTATCGCTAAGCGTAATTTGACGCTCAGGATAAACCTGCATTTGTTTGTTTGTTTTCCCACTAAATGTTACTTTAATCTCTGACTGACCATTGATTGTCTGAATCGTAGAAATGTTTTGCTGTAATGTATAACCTCTGCTATTGAATAGAGAGAATGTGAGAGTACCAGTACCAGTACTCTGAAAATCGATCAAAGTGTCACCGTTGTAAGCATTCTTCGGGTTTGTTGCTAATCTAATAGTATCGGCGTCAATGACAAACGCATAGAAGAACGAAGAAGCAGCAGCAGCAGTACCATTATTATAAATAGGAAGTTGACCACCAGATATGTTAAAATTACCAGCAGTAACAGCGTTAATAGTTGGGTGAGCACCAGTTGCACCAAGATATGTAATTGGATCACCAGTTACAAGTCCATGGTTGGGAATAGTAATCGTTTCATTTACTATAGAAATTGATGTCGCTGCATCAATTGTACGGAGAGTAGTTCCCATGTGGAACGGTTCATATGGGTTGAAGTTACCTGTGTCTAGCGAATAAGAAATTCTATCTTCTACATTACCACCAGAAGTGATTGACGCAGATGAGAAATTTATTTTTTTATTTGAAAGAGTATTTGTTAGATAGAAAGGAGCACCAACTTTAAATCCATGCTTATATGGAGTAGTAACCGTTAGTGTGCTAGGAGATGCATTGTTAGTAACAACTGATCCTTCATCTATGGATGCACTGTTATCAAAAGGAATCTGTGCCTGTACATAAAAACGACCAGTAGTAATCGTTACATAAGCGGTGTTAATACTGACTGGAACTGATGGTGAACCAGGTTGAACTGTTCTTGTTTCATATGTGAAAGTAAATTCAGTTGTTTTGCGAACGAGGAAAGTTCCTTCTGCAGTGATGCTATCAAGACCACGAACATCAACAGGAATACCAGTGGTTAATCCGTGTGGTGATGTAGTTGTCACAGTTACAATATTGGTACCATTAGTGGTTACATCTGAAATGTTAGTGAGAGGAGTATCTCCAGTAATCGAATAATATCCTGGAATATTATTTGCTCTTTCTAGAGTTTCCCATTTGGTTGCCTGTAGACCATATTCAAAGTCAGTATCGATTAGAGTATTTGGTTCCGACATACGAAACTTAGATACTGGGTCAAGCAGAGTATCAACGGGTTTAATTTCTACACCATCTTGTTCAGTAAAAATCTGAAGAACATCAGTATCTGACATTCCAGTGGTGTCATAATTTAATGTAATTGTTGTTTTATCAGTTATTGAGTTATATACGTTGCTAGTAGCTTTAAGAGCAGGATCGCCAACGTTATAGATAACAATGTTAGCGGTTGCGTTGTTGATTAAGAGTAATCTCTTGGGGTTGACATTACCATTCAATATAATCTGACGAGCAGCTTTATTAAATGTATAGTCAAATGCTAATTTTCTTGCCATTTTGGTTTACTTCTCCTTTTAAATTAGAATCCGAATGTTAGCGAGTATGTCAAAGCTGCCGCCTTAACTGCAGCAATTTGTGCGGTTACATTACTTGTATTATCACCTTGAGCAAATAGTTCCCAGAAAGCAGGTGCTTGTTCGGGATCTCTTGCACCACCAATAGCAATGGTGTATTCTTGAATATTTATATAAGCACTAGCATTTTTAAATACGATTTCCCCGACGTTATAATCGGTAACCGCACTCCAAGTGCCTCTCCACTTAAGACCAGTTTGAAGAAATATCCACTTAGTTACATCTGACGAAGGTTTAACATTAGTGTTGCTAGCAATAGCAACATAAAGATAACCACCGTACTGGGCAACATCACCTGGTTTATAAGCAGTTGCTCCACTCCATGCTCCCACTGGGGATAGTCCAGTGACTAGGAGACCCCAATCAGCAGAACTTGAAGAAGGAACTACGTTTGTATTGATTGTTTTGGCGGTATATGTATATCCGCCATAAGCAACAATATCTCCTTGTTGATATTCAATTGAACTACTCCAGTTATTTTCAAACTTCAGTCCATCTAAATAAACTGAAAATTTTGTAGCATCGAATGTGCTTTCTGAAGTGTGTTGAGTTGTACAAACATAAATGGTGTTACCATAAGTAACAAGATCATTTAGTTTGTAAAATCTGGTTGCTGCCCATGTTCCTTTTACTTCGTTACCTGGAACATGAACATTCCATCTTGTTGGAGATGCCGCAAGATCATTAGTATAAAATGCCGCTTCAGATGCGGCAGATGTATGGTTGACAACACAGACATATGTGTTACCACCAAACTTCACAATATCATCAATTTCATATGCGGTTGAAGCATTCCAATTGCCTCTCCAATTAAATTTTAATCTACCTAATCTGAAATCTGCCATTTTAGTTTCCTATTATTTTGGACCTGTGTAAGAATAGTTTGCATTTAATCTTGCGACTATATAACCATCATCATCAATAAAATATCTCACTTTTTTATTTTCAAATCTATACTGTTGGTATTTATCATTAGCACTATTTAAATCCCCCATATCGTTGATGTTATTTCTTTGACGATTAGCAGGAAGTGAATCTGTGTAATCCTCATTAAAAGGAGCAAATACTCCATTTATGGGTTCATTAAATACATTAATAACTGTATTAGAAACAGTGTCCTCTAAGGTATAGATCAGCATACCATCAGAAGATCTTTTAAGAGCATGAAATTCATAAACGTTAGTTCCTGATCCAGAACCTGTTGTTATTAAATTGCTTAAATTGATTGCCATTTTAGTAAACTCTCCAATATGAACCTGTCCATATTAAATCAATATTTACACCAGAATAATCAAGAATTAATGCATTATCAATAACACCTGTACTAACTAAGAATGATTTATTATTTGCATTAATTACGGCATTTGAGGTGCCCCAAGTATTTGCACCATCGGCTAATCTAACAATATCCCCAATGTTAGGGTTATTAGGCAAACTAGCGCTAATTAAACCGTATGATGTATCAACAATGTAATTTTTATTCGATTCAAGTTGATTATTCGTTACATTAAAAGTTGCAGTAACAAAATATGGACTTAAAGTTCCACTCACATTTTTTGTTCCCATCATTAAAAAGTACTGCACACCACTTTGCTCAACATAATTAAAATCAGAAATTGAAATACTAGTTCCAAATTCAAAAACTGGTTGATTAAAAACCGCCCAATCTTTTCCATTTGTTGATCTTAAACTATTTCCATTTTGATCAACAATCAAGTAAGCTTGAGTCACTGGAAAATATTTAAAAGATTGTACAGTTTGAATATTTGCGGGATTAATAATGAGATCTGTCCATGATACACCATTTGTTGATGTTTTTATAACAACGTCATTATTTGTTTGATTATCAATTACAGCTATAAATCCAGTTCCAAATGGTTGTAGATGTACTTTGTTTAGTCCACCAATATTTAATCTCCGTGTCCATATTGTAGTATCACTAGAAGAAGATATATCACCAGCAGATCCTCCTGCAACAAATACATTGTTATTGTATGCAAATGATGTAATTGACGAAGATAAATTACTATTTCTCAAAGTAAATGACACTCCACCTGCAATTTCTCCAAAAGAAGTTCCTAGTAATACTAAGTTATTTGCAGCATAAGTTGCAGTAATATCACCGTTACTAGACCCAAACGGACCAAACGCAGTAGTCCAACTTTCTCCATTTGATGAAGTGCATAAAGTATTTGCATTTCCTCCCGCAAAAAAGAAAGTTCCGCCCCAAGAAACAGAATTTAAATTATTAGGAGTTCCTGATGTTCTTGCTGACCAAGAATTTAAATCATTTGATGATGAGATTTTACCACCATTCGTAACAATTACATGTCTAGGAACAAATGGATTTTCATTAAACGCATAACTTTTAACAACAGTTTCTGGAGATACCTGGGTGTTTCTTTCTGTAAATGCAGAAATTAATGTTGGAATAGCAGCAAGAAATGTCCAACCAACTAAAGAACCAGATGTGGATTGGGTGAGAATTTCTTCCCATCTGGTTTGCGATTGGTTGTAAATTTTTGGAGCATTTGTAAAGGTATTAAAAATTAACTGACCATCTGTGGGATTTATTGGATCAGTAAGAACTGTAATATTTAATTTTTCTGAAGTAACTGCTCCATTTGCTATTTTTGTATTTACGATTGAACCAGTTGCAATTTTCTCAGAAGTTACTGACTCTGTTGTCAATTTATCACTGGTTATAGTTAAATCACGAATATGATTTGTAGTTATTGCTCTGTCAGAATCTACAAGAGGACTACTTTTTAATTTGGAAGAATCTACTGAATTACCAGCTAATTTACTAGTGGTGATATTTAAATCACGGATATGATTAGTTGTTACCGCTCGATCTGCATCAACGGAAGCACTTGATTTTAATTTTAATGCATCTACAGCAGAATCTGCAATTTTTGCAGTTGTTACTGCAGAACTATCTAGTTTTGAAGTTGTAATATTAAGATCTCTAATTTTAGCAGTTGATACTGCTTCTGCACCTGGAGTTCCATCTAGTTTGATGGTTGTAATTGCACCATCTGCTACGTCCGCTGCGATTACTGTACCAGCAGCAATTTTTTCACTAGTGATTGCATTATCTGCAATTTTTGCAGTTGTTACTGCACTGTCTTTAATACTAATAGTAGTAACAGTATCTGTTCCTGGTTTATTAAGAGAAATTCGATCTCCTAAAATACCAAAGAAAATCGCTCCCTGAGAAGGAGCAATAGCAAAAGTAATTATATTAGTTTCAATTGTAAAATCAACTTTTGGATTAAGTTGTCCTCCGTTTAGAACTGCTTGAAGAAGAAGTTCGGTATCTGGATAAACTGGTTCTCCTTCAATAGTCAAATAAAATTGAGTTATGGATCCATTAAATCCAACTCCTCCACCAACTCTTTGCAGCGGAGTGTCGAGTTTTCTATTATCTGTCCTCGTAGGACTTATACCTAAGTATGGCATATTACTCCGTATTAATTAATAATTTCTAAAAAGCTTAATAATACATCCATGCCACCAGCGGTATCACATCTCACCTTTACAATATCTCCAACTTCCAATACAATCTTCTGTCCAGATAATACTTCAAAAGAAGATCCCGTAGGAATAGGAATATTTTTAATTAAATTAGCATCAGCTCCAACTGCTTTATCAATAAGTACATCAGCAACGACAGAAGAAGTTGCCACACATGCAAGGTTAAGACCAATAATAATTGATACGGTATTTGCAGGTGTAGTATATACAGAAGTAAAACTAGTTCCAACTGCAGCACTTACTTTAGATCTAAAGGTGTTAGTTGCCATTTTATCCCAATGCAATTGATAATGCTAAAACATCTTCAACAAAAACAGGAGTTACCCACGATAGATCTCCAGATCCATTCGTTTGCAACACCTGTCTATCTATACCATCGTCAGATGGTAAAGTCAACGTATAATTAGCAGAAAGAGAGGCAGGAGCTCTTAGTGATACTGAATTGTCTCCATTGATAGACAATTCTTGTAACTCTAATTTATTTTGATTTTGTACGACGACGCCGTTTTTAACGACGAACGCCTTAGCATTCGTTGCCATGAAGGTTCACTCTCCCCTTCTGCTAAATTTTTCTATGATTATTTATAAGAAAAAAAAAATTCAAAACATAAATATCTTTAGGAAAAAAGTATCGGAAAATATAATGCCATCACCAAACCAATTTCCTTGGTCAACAGTTGAAAAAATCGCTGCAAACCTTTTAATAAATGGATTTCATAGTGGCATTAGTTTTGCTTACGATTCTGTAAATGGAAGAGTAAACGCAATCGCAACAGGCGGTGGTGGAGGAGGAGGATCAACTCCGCCCAGTTTAAGTATTACTACACAAGGAGCATCGGGATCGGGAGAGTTATCATATAATAGCAATTCTGGTGTTCTCACTTACACCCCACCATTACTAACAGGATATGCAGTAAAAAATGCATCTGAAGCATTTTCATCGTTGGTAGTAAATACATCAATTTCTTCTGCAAGTACATTAACAAATTCAATTACAAACCTTGCTGGAACTGGATCTCCATCATTTCCAAATGGATTAAATATTACTTCATTATCGGTGAATGGTAGTAGTGGTAATTCTGGTCAATATTTAACAAGTACTGGAACTGGAGTTACTTGGTCTACGGTTAGTTTTGTATCAGAAAATAGTTCACCTACATTTAGCAACGCTTCTATTACTGGAAATTTAAATGTATCTGGTACTATCACAACTAATAATCTAACCACTTTGAATATTCAAAATAATCAGGTTGTTTTAAATGATAATGTTGTGGGTCAACCAACATCAAATGCAAATATAATTATTAACAGAGGATTATTTCCTGATACCGAACTTCGCTGGAATGAGTTGAGTGATAGATGGGAATTTACAAATGATGGAACAACTTATTTTAATATTCCTGTTCCTATAGATTACAATAATTATAATAATCTTTTGAATCGCCCTACAATTCCAGCAGCGCAAGTTCAATCTGATTGGAATGCAACAGCAGGTGTTTCAGCAATTTTAAATAAACCAACATTGTTTAGTGGTGCATATGTTGATCTCACTGGCAAACCAACTATTCCAACATTACTTCAAAACCTTAATAATGTTTCTAGTGCAGTACCTATAACAGGTAATATTCTTCGTTGGGATGGTACACAATGGGCACCTGCACCAGCTGGAGGATCTGGCGTCGGAGGTGGTAGTGGAACTATAATTGGTCCAATTACTTCTACTGATAAAGCAATTGCCAGATTTAATGGAATAAATGGTCTTGAAGTACAAAACTCTCTAGTTACTATTGGAGATGATGGTGCAATTACAGCACCAAAAGTAAAAAATTTAATTCCTTTTTATTATTCTTCATTAGCAGAACTTCCTTCTGCTGCTGCTAATGCTGGTGCTGTAGCATATACAGAATCTGGTGGTGCTTTATATTATTCACATAATAGTAGTTGGACAAACCAAAGAATTGTTACTACAAACAGTTCAACATCATCAGATCTTCAAACATTAATAGGAAACTTTCAACAAACATATTCAATATCCACACAAGATTATACTGAAGGAACAATTCAGCAAAACGCAGAAAGAAAAATTCTTAGATTATCTGCTTCTGGGGGTGCTAACAGTGATATAACAATTAGAGCAACATCTGGTATTACAATATCCACAGTTAATAATCAATTAACTTTAGCGGGCAAAGTTTATAATTTTAGTACAGAAACTGCTACTGGTAATCAAATAAAACTAAGATTACAAGAAATTGGTGTTGCAACTACAAACACCGACATTACTTTTGCTGGTGCAGATGGATTACAAATAGAAAGAACTAATGCAACCACAATTACATTCAGAGCACCTGCTAATACAGTAACTCAATATACCGATGGATTAGCAAAAGATGCTGCAGCTTTGATGCTAATCAACGGAAGCAAAGTCGGTATTTCGTATACTTATGATAGTGTCAACAAAGTAATTAACACAATTGTAAGTGGAGGCGGCGGAGGAGGAGGAACTGTAATTACTTATGATTTTCAAGGAAGAAACACTACTAGTAATAATGCTTTCCTTGATTTAGTTCCCAGTACTGGATTAACTGATAGTGTTGAAATCGCTGGAAGTGCTGGCACTACAGTCAATTGGGATTCTGGAAATAAAAGAATTACAATAGGTAGCGTTGCTCCAGTTCAATCGGATTGGAATCAAACTAATAATGCATCGCTTGATTTTATTAGAAATAAACCCTTCATTCCTTCAGCGTACACGTTACCAATAGCAACCGCATCAGTACTCGGTGGTATTAAAGTAGGTGCCAATCTAAGTATTAATTCAGTTACAGGTGTACTTGATGCTAATCCAGGATCTTATACTTTGCCAACCGCAACAGCAAGCGTTCTTGGTGGCATCAAGATTGGTTCTGGATTAACAATTGATGGCAACGGAGTTGTCAGTGCTTCGGTAGCATCGAGCGTTCCTTCAATTCAAGATTTATCAGGAATTACTACTTCTCTTGCTCCTGACGCAACTACAGAACTAAATATTACAGGATACAAAGCCTATTCATTATTTAAAATTACTACCACTGCAGAAGCATGGGTTCGTGTTTATACAGATGACGCATCAAGAGATGCTGATGCCACCAGAAGTGAAGGTCAAGACCCTCTTGTTGGAACTGGCGTAATTAGTGAAATTAGAACCGATGGTGTTACAAATACAGTGTTAATCAGTCCTGGTATTTTGGGTTTTAATAATGACAACCCAAGAACAACTACAATTTATCTTTCTGTTACAAACAGAAGTACCTCTTCTACAGCAATTACAGTTACTCTAACAGTATTAAAGATCGGAGAATAAAAAATGGCAATTTTTAAATCAGTTATTAATGTTAATAACGGAAACTCTGGATGGAATCGTCAACAGGTACTGGATGCATTAGAAATTGCTTTTAGTCAACTTGGATGGAACGGCGGAAGTACTATTTCTGGTTCTCCCGTAGCATTTCAAGCACCAGGAAATAATTCTATTAATCTTGGCGATCCAAATTGGAGATTCTGTGGTGGACCAGCAATAACAGGAAATTCTTCAATGACAAGAACTTTTTATGTAACCAATAATGGTACTTCGTCATATAATTTATTGGAACAATGGTATGTCAGTAATTATAATCTTGCAAATGATACTTTACAAATTTCCACATATACTACTGGTGTAGGGCATTTATTACAAACAGGGGATCCTGTTGTGTGGAATCCTGATAATTCATCTGGTAGTATTAATCCGTTAGTAAATAATGGAACATATTATGCAATTAGAGTAGATGGAAATAATATTAAGTTAGCTGAAACTTTAGAAAACGCTTCAAATGGTACTGCAATTAATATTACGCAAGTTTTTGGATCATTGTCCAATATTCCGCTAAGAAGACAATTTAATGTTTTATACAACAATTATCAAATTGATGTTGAAATGGGAGATACTCTTAATTTTATAATTAATGATACAACAAGCGGTGGTAATTTCTTTTTGATTGATAGTCCCTCAACAGGATATACAGCAAACAGAGTACTAAACACAACTAATTACACGGGAGTAAGTTATCAAACATTTCCTACTGGTAACGGAACTTCTAACGTATTATGGCGAGTGTCGGGATGGCCACAAACAGAAACCGAAGTAATGAATATAGAAAATATTCCAGGAACAGGATTAACTGGAATCTATTCATATGGGTACGGCAATTCTAATAATTCTGCTATGCGTGGAGTAATTAGAATATTGCCAGGTCTAAAAAATGATAGTACTGGATATACCACATATTATCCATATTGGAAGTATATTATTCCTGCTTCTTATGGAAGATCCTCATTAAATATTAAAGTTTTTCGTTTCCCATATCAATCAACACATTTTGGTAGAGTAGCTGGAATACAAATATACAGCAGAGGATCTGGTTGGGGAATAAACGAAAGTTGCACTATTCCTGGTTCTGCTATTGGTGGAGTTAATGGAACTAATGATATTTTAGTAGGTGCCAATAGCGCAACATCAGCAGAGCAATCAACATTTAACGGTGTTTGTAATTTACTTACAACAAACTATGGATCTGGAAATACTATGTACCAGAAGAGTTCTTTTGGTCATTTTGCTGTGCTAAAAAATGTAAACGATGCAAGCAAAATTTTTGGTACAACGTACTATGGTTTTGGATTAGATTCCAACAATTATAGAATGTATATCAATTCTGGACCTATGTGGTCTTTATTGAATAAAAGAGGAACAAATGCATCTGGTATAAATGGACAATATGACTATGGATTTTATGAAGGAGATAGAGGATTAGATTATCAAGATCCTTATAATTATATTCACACTACCTCGCCAATCTACTATTACCAACCAACATACCTTGATTATGCTACTTCTTCAACTCCAACGTCATATCCTTTATCGATAAGATTATATAAAGCTCAATCTCCACAAGATACAAATTTTGCAGTAATACAATTTACTCAAACAATTAATAATGTTATAACTCCATTTGCTACATTCTCTATTAACAAAGGAAGTAATTTTGGATCAAATGTTTGGGACTTAAATTATGTTTGGAATGGTGGTATGACAGAATATAATATTTACTCCGGAAGAAGTATTGCAATGAATTATAAATGCCCTGGTGCTAATAATTTTTATACAGAAAATATTAATCCATCAAGCGAACCTGTCAATAATTATTCATTAGCTAGAGAAGCTAATTATGGATATCTTCGCAACGCTAAAGATTATTATACATCAACAACTATCTATGAATCCAATATAGATTCAAAGAATTCTGATAGAAACGTCATTACTTATTACAGAAATTCAACTTATGATGGAACGAAAAATAATCACGATACAATGAATAATTCTGACAGAATTAAAACAGTGTCACCTTTAGCAAACTATTATAAACCAATGAAAGGAATTCCAATTTCAAATCATTTAATGCCCTGTCCATATTATCTTCCAGATGATTATATTATGTTGCAAGTTTCAACTTCTCCTGGACTAACAGAGTTTAGAACTGGAGATACAATAACAATAAGTTCATCTGAAATGTACGAAATTATTCTTGCTGGATATCAAAAATCACAAAATGGATTGGATAATATAGACGGCAATAGTTCTATAGGTATAATCTTTGCTGCGAGGACAATCTGATGCCACAAATAATTTTATCGGAAACACCAACAACAGCAACAACGGCAGATGCCGCGGCAGTAAATCAATTAGTTGCATTTACACAAACAACCGCAACGGGATTTATTAATCCTGTATTTTCTTCAGTAGCAAGAACTTCCAATAATATTGCAATTTCTTATAATTATAATATTGCAAATTTAGATTCTCCCGTAACAGGAAGTCGTTCATCAACTCCAGGAATTCTCACTGGTCGTAGACCACGATTCGGGCAACTATTTCCGAGAGGTTATTTCAACCGATAAAAAAAGACGTCTATTTTTTACTCTGCTGTAGTCGCTGCTTCTTCTTCGCTTTCTTGTGCAGATAACAATTCTAAAGTTTCCAAACCGCCTTGCAACTTTAGTTTATACTCTTCCAGTTTTTCTAATTCGCCTTTTATCTTAGCGATTTGACCTTCAGTTTCTTTTAGTTGATTGTTAAAATTGGTCCTTAAAGTTTCAGCATTCATATGTGATTAAAAAATTACGATACGCTCTATTTATGTTAAGAAATCTCTGTTTAATCTGATTACATTAGAAATAACATCCGTAACTCCACTCCAGAATCCTCCTGGATTACCCGCAGGAACGCCATTAACAGGCGTTGGCGTATACTTAACTGATATAATATTATTTTCAAGAGTTGCAGTAAATTCTCCAAGATTCTTTGTTAATAACGTACCATATTCACTAATCATTACATCTACTCCGTCGTGAACAATCATAATTTCTGTAGAATGTAAATATTTTATTTCTTGATTTTGTACGTTAGTTGGACCAACATATTTGTTGTGAATTTGAATTAGATACTTAGCTGTGTAAATATCTTTTGCTGAGAATGTGTCAATAACTATTGGAGCAATAGTTGAAAATGTCTGTGAAACATTAACAGTTGTTCCTCTAAAATTGGTGATATTAATAATGCCATAATTAGTAGAATCAGATCCATCTTGATAATATAGAACGGATGGTGTGTCTTGAGTAACCGTGACAACAATTTCTCCAATATCAATTCCTGATCCGCCACTTTGAACGCTGCTTGAAAATTTTGTCACTCCAATGTTATAAACAGATGCTGGTGGATTTGCTAAAGTTCCTGTTTGTCCAGGAAAAGTAGTAATAAACAATGGATGTCCAGCATTAGATGTTCTCAAAACAAATTTGATTGATTGACCAGTAACCATTTGAAGTTGTGGTCTAATACCTAAAGATCTTGCTGTTACTAGTTCATTAATTTCCCAAGCACCACTAACGTTAGGAATCGTTTCGTATTCAAAAATTTCAGCAGCAAATCCTCTTAATGGTACTTCAGCAACGTTTTGTTCATTATAGAATGTGTTACCAAGAATAGAACGAGGTCCAATATTTTCAATTTTAGATAAGGTAACGCCTTTATCCCTAAGAGTTACTGAAAATCCAGTAGAAGAAAGCATTTCGAAGGTACTGTAATCAAAGCTAGCAACACCGTATTCGCTACTACCTGCAGATTGACCAGCAGAGAACTTAGCGATATTAACATCAAGATCTAAGAATCCAGTTTTATATGGATCTCCTTTTGTTACGGTGCCACCATTTGAATAAACTCCAGGATTGACAGCAGCAGGTACAGTAAATCTTGTTGCATTAACAACCGTTACTTGATAGTATCCGTTATAAGAACCTGGAGAAACACTATCTACTTCTACATAATCATCAGTCGTTAAACCATGTGCTGTTGCAGTATTAAACGTAAATGTTGGATTTCCACTAACAGTATAGAAAGCAGATGAGATAGAAACACTCTGTGTAGTTCTTTTTACCGATATAGGACCATCACTACCAAGAGAAATAATGGTTGTTCCTGAGACGGAGTTAGGAACCGCTCTAACGCCCCTTGGAAGAGGTACATACTTACTGAGACCAGAAAGAAAAGTATTTTCATTAGAGATCCTTGTGCCCAATCTTGAGGGCGATACAATACCAGAAACAATTTGACTTGCATCAACTTGTTCTGACGAAATAACTTGCCAATTGCCATTTACTGTAGATGGTAAGTTAGCAAGAATGTAAGATCTTGATGGAGGATTTGTAGAGTTTGTTTGTACAACGAAGTCACCAACTTTTAGTGGAATTGCATTTTTAATAGTAATTGTTCCTGTAATTTGTGATGTAAAATTAGCACCAGGAACATCAAGAGTAATAGTGTTATTTTGAGTATCGAAAGAAACTATTTTAGCATCAACTAATCCATTTACAGGAACATTAGTTCCTGTAACAGCATAACCAGCAGCAACTTGAACAAGATTATTTAAAGTAATTACGTTACTTCCAATACTATGTGATACTACAGTTTTAGATAAAGTCGGAATTGCTCCCACCAGACGATCGGCATCTGTATCTACGACGTATACATTAAATGGTTCCTGTGGCGGAATCTGATCTCTGTTAATTTTACCAGTACCATCCAACTGAACAACAATGCCTGCTTGGGAACTTGTTCCTACATCTAAATCAAAGAAATTACCAACTTTATCTACAATAAAATCTCTAACAGCTTTTTGTGTTGGCAGTATTGTATCTGATCTATTTGCAGATCCACCCAAATCAACATTTGTAGAGAATGCAAAGATAGGTGTACCAGGAGATCCTTTAAGTTGTAATGAATCAAGAACACCAATAGCCACCGCACCAGTAAATGTTGCCTTACCAGTTCTTAGGTCCACGTTAAAGTTTGGACCAACTGTAAAGTTACCATCTTGGTCTGTAGCAGAAACGTAACATTTACCAGAGTTAATTTCTACACTTTGTTTTGATGTGATTGCTCTACCACCATTAGTAGGTAGCGCCATATAATTGACGCCAGAACCGACATATTCAAATGTATGACCAGAACTGTTTACACTAGATGGTGAGCGCAATTCACAAAAAGCATTATTTGGAATCAAAGAAATATCGGCGTTTGGCACTTTTTGCACTAAACTAAATTCACAAACATTTTCTTGATCTGGTGGAGAAAATACAAATACTTCATCAACAATATACTCTCCATCTGGAGCTACTGGTAATTGATCAATTTTAACAATTTGATTTGCTTGAGGAGCTTTTTGAAAATTGATAACAGTAACTTTAGTAAAAGTAGATCCACTAGTAACTACCACACTACCGCTAGTTCCGCCTGAATATGGTGGAGCATATTGAGACAAGAAAGGAGTATTTAAAATAAAAGTAAAATAGTTATCACTAAATTTAACAGTTTCAATTTCAATATTTGCTCCATTAATATTTGGAGTTGCTGTGTGATTAGAAATAGTAACAATTTGACCTCTTTCAAATTTACTAATATCGTTTGCTGAAACTTTAACGGTTACTCTTGTTTTTGCTCCGCTAAGAACAGAACTGAACGTAGTTTGAATAATTGATGATGCTGTTGTAGCAAAAGAAGTTTTCGTGATATTAGTAACACCAGCAACTCTACCATTAGAGTAGAAAGGTAATGCTACTGGGCTAAATCCAATTGCTTTCAGACCCTCATTACCAAAGTTTGTTGCTGAGTTAGTAACTGAAGCATAACCACCAGATTCACAAAGAACTCCAACATCTTCAAAAATTTCAAATATAGAAACTAACTGAGAATAAGCATCATTTTTTAAATGAAAACCAATAGAGTTAAGTACAACTTGAGTAAACGCATCAGCTACCATTGATTTTAATGGAGTGTCTATAAGTAAATTAGCTCCATCTATTAGTAATCCACCACCCCTTGTTTTGGTAGAATCGTATGCTTTAATATTTGAATCATACGAAGTTTCTCCAAGAACAGAAATAACAGAACAGTTTTGAATATATGGAGATAAAAAGATTCTTTCTTTAGGTGGAATAAATTTATAAATTGTTAAAGAAATTGAAGACGATGGTACAGTTGATAATGTTAGTTGAGTATCTGATTGTACTGAAAGAATAGTATAAGAAGTATTTTGAACTCTAATTGATCCACCAGCAAATGTCTGTGAAGTAAATTTAGTGTTTATACCTTGAACTACAGATGTTGATGATTGCAAAGTAATTCTTCCAGTACCTTTAATACCACCTTGATCTGGATAAGAAACGGCATATCTAAAAATTCTGCCTCCTTGAGTAACAACTGCACCATTTGGATGAGGTGCTGCTATTGATTGAGCACCTGTTATTGGATTTGCTACACCTCTACCATTTGTAGATACAGTAACTACATTTCCAGTAATATCGTCTATACGCATCCATTCTTGATCAATTAAAAGATATCCTGGACCTGGATTAAATTGTGGACTATCTGCGCCATCCAATATAGAAACAATTATGCCAAATAAATTATCAATATTTGTTTGTACATTAGTACAATCACCAACTGTTATAACAGGAAATTGAGAAGTAAATCCAAGTTCATTAATAATACTAGTGTCAGCAATATCTTGTCTTGCTGCTAAACGCAATTGATCTATGGCATATTTTGTTTCAATAAACTCAGTAGTAATATGCTGCAGATTTCCATTTGCATCTCTATACGATTCGCCTGCTAAAATTGATTTTACATTACCACCAACTTTTAAATCATGAATAATAGCATCTAAAATTACTCCCAAATCTCTCTTACATTTTCCGTCACCTGGAACACTAAGTATAGCTCCATTTTCTCCTGCAATTGCAGGATCAGAAAGAGTAATCTGTGTAGCACTGTCTATTGAAATAATTGTTGTTCCTGGAGTGATGTTGTTGCCAGTAACAACATCGGTGACTTCTAACCCTTGGATACTACTTACTCCAGTAACTATAGGACTTCCTAAAACCAATCTTCCCACAAAATTAGTTGGAGGAATTACCAAAGATGGATATCCAGCAACTAGTTGAGAGTATGCATAAGTAATTAGATTTGTTCTTCTGTATTGTAGTATATTAGCGCCATCTTTATAGATATCATCTATATCTTTTAAATTGTGTCCTGGAAATAAATTAAAAGTAGATATAGTTGAAGAAATAAAAGGATTAATGCCAGAACTTACTGCTCCTATGCCACGGAGAGCATCCACTGAATTATTTGGATCTCCATAATTATCTCGCATAACAAGCTGAGCAACATAACATCCACTGGTTACCCAAATCATGTCTACTCCAGGGTTTATGGGTCTAATCAATGTTTCTCTTAAGTTATCTCCAATTAAAGTAGTTCCTTTTGGAAGATAAATTGGATTGTCTTCGTAATAATCTCCAGAAGCAACTTTAATTGTTGTATTACCAGTAGTCGCTCTTGCTGCCTCCGCTGCTTTTTTAATGGTTTTGAATGCTTTTGCTGGAGTTGAACCATCATATACAGTGTCACTTCCTCCTTTGGAGACATAAATTACGTTTTCTGATTTATCTTCCTTGATGCAAATAGGTGCTGGCCAAGAACCCCCTTCTTTCGGACCATAAAATTCTTGTTTTACTTTGTCGTAATAAAAATCGCCATTGTTTCCCAATGTGGGACCAGGAGCAGTTATACCAAATTTAAATTGTTTTGTTAGAGAAGTAAATTCATTACCAACAAATGCTTCTATTTCATTGGTTGTCGTGTTAAATCTTACGAGACCATCAGTAGCAATAGGAGTGTTTGGTCTCTGTAATGTAGTTCCTTTTGGCATGACAAGACCAGCACGAGTATCAAGAATTACAACTCTATCTAATCCTGGAGTAACAGTAATATCAGAAGCGGTCGAATTGGTATTTGTAATTGCATTTTGAGAAATTTTTAAACCATCTTCTATTCTGGTGGGAACGTTAAATTCCCAAGAATTAGATGATTGTAACCATTTAATAGTTTTATCTTGAGCAGCTTTTAATGTAATACCACCACCATCTGCTGTAATATCTGTAGGAGTTGCAACAGAACCAAGTTCTAAATTTTTATCATCTACCGTAACAGTAGTTGAATTAATTGTAGTTACATTTCCAGCAACATAAAGATCGCCAAGAACATCTAAATTTTTGTGAACAATAACTTTTTCTGCATTATTTACAGTGTCAATCGTAAAATAAGAATTTGTTCCTTCGGTGATAGTAAAGGCATTTACAGTATTATCTGTTAATGTAATACCACCAGGAACATTAATAGGACCACCAAAGAAAACACTTCCTGTTTCGCTTTCAATTTTAAATTTTTGTAAAGTTCCATCATTAATAATAAAATTTTGTCCTACTCCACCTTTAAAAATAAAATCTCCAGTTCCGTTTGGATCAATCGTAATATCTGCATTTATCCCTCCAGAAATTGTAGTCAAGAATATGCTTGACCAAATTTGGGAAGATGATCCTAAATTATATGCATTATTTGTATTTGGTATAATACTGGAATTAACATCAGCTCCAAATACAATATTATCAGTATTACCATCACCTAAAGTAATAGAACCCGAAGATCCTTGACCTGCTCGAAAAGTTATATCACCATTAACAGTTAAGTTGCCGCCAATTAGCGCATTTTTATGAATGGTTACAAGTTCAGATCCATCTATAGTATCTACGCTAATATATGGATTTGCTCCTTCAGTGATTAGAAGAGCATTAAGAACATTATCTCGTATAAAAACATCCGTTGCTGCATCCTGTAAATAAATGTCTCCGCCTTGAATTGTTAGATCACCAGTCAATGTAGCGTTGACTAATTGTTGAGATCCACCAACAATATCATTAATTGCTTGTGTCAGTACCTTTGATGTGGTCGTAAGAGAATTAGCATCCCCAACATCGTTGGATAAGTTATTAATTTCTTGACGTTGCTGTTCAAACGTATATGTTTTTAATACTTCTCTAACCGCCATGTCTTATTAATTCTCTTAGAAGATTTTTTATGTCTGACAATTCATGTTTTAAATTTTCCACATCAGATTGTAATTGTTTCATTGAAAAATTACCATTACGAATTCTTTTAATATCTTCAAATGTGATTTTATCAATATTTATAACCGCACCAGTAGAGTTATCTCTAACAAGGGTGTCGTGCTCTATTATTTTAGAGTAATCCATTAGAATGATGCAACAATACGAATATCTTGAATTTTAGGTACAAATACAGGATTTGAAGATCTCATAACCACTTTCACCGCAAAAGAAGTAAATTCAGATAAATTATTAACAGAGTACTTATATTCTTTATAAGAATTTTGATTTTCTATATAACCAGCAATTAAATTGTCGATTGACGGAATTACTTCAATATCTGATTTGCCAGTGCCATTAAAAAATTCCCACGATAAATCATCAAAATTATATTGAGAGGTTGAATAACTAACACGATATAAAACTTGAATATCATCAATTTCAAATATATTTGCAGTCAATCTAACATCAATTGAAGTTGCTGGAGATTCTAATATTATTTCTTTTGTTAAATATTTTGCTAATGAAGAGCTATTATTGGTTGTTTCGGGAACAAATAAAATACCATTTGCATAAGAAACTTTTTTAACTTCTAAGAAAGATTTTGTATCAGTTGATTGATTTTCGTACCCTAACAAATCATTTACACGGAAAATATCTTTACCTTGAGTGCCAGATGAACTAGATATGGGTATACGAGCATAATCAGATCCAACAATTGAAGGTGATACAAAGTTATTATTAATTGGTTGTTTATTACAAGAAACTCTAAGAATTTTTTTCTTAGAATCCCAGAAAACAACCTTCCCATTAATTAAATTATCATATGCTTTTGTGGTATCTGTTTTATCTATTGCAGTAACAGTTGAGTTGAAGTCAAAAGAGAAAACAACTTCTGTTAATCCAGTAGCAGCAATAGTCAAACCAGTTAAAGTTGGTTGTGATGAAAATAATAGAGATTCACTAGGAGTAAATAAAGTGTCAGTAAGCATTTTAACAAATAATTCACTGGTAGCAGAATTAAATTTAACAATTGCTGCCTTTGCTTTTGAAGCATTTCCTGAAATTAATTTAACGTTTGCAGCATCTCCAGGATTAATAGTGTTTGCATTAGTACCATTAACAATAAATTTATAAACGGAATAAAATTCTAATAATTGATCTCTTCTGCCGTATCTATCTTCAATACCAGAACATTTTTCTATGTGATTATTAATTAATATAACATTAGCCGATCTTAAATCAATTACTGGTGATAAGTATGATTTTGTAGATGATAGTAATAATTTGTATTGTAGTGAGTTTTTATTAGATACGGAAATATTTTTTAACTCATTTACACGAGAACAAACTACTTTTTGATTATTGAAAAAGTGTTCTTCATTTAAGAAAGTTTTTTCATAATCTGTTTGACTGTATGATTGATAATTCACAATCTTTGTATCAATTGGTAAAATATTAGTAGTTTTTACTTCAGCATCTACTTTTGTTTCTGCAAAATTTAAAAATTCTAGTTGAGCAAAAAGTTTTTCATACTTTCTATTATAAGATACTAAAACTTTAGAACCACCCCCAAAAGCATTTGAAGATGCTAATGTATTTGCTGAAATATTATAAAAATTAGAACCAGAGTTTTTGACTTGATATAATACATTGTTGATTTGAGAACTATCAAATCCTCCAAAACTATTTGAATTTTTAAAACTCACATACGATTTTCCAGAATCTTCAAAACCATTGATTTTATGATTTACTTTTATCACACTATTATTATTTTTATATAGTGATGAAGTTGCAGTTGTGTCTGATAATGAATCAGTTTCAAATGGATTTGAGTCCAACAATTCGTATCCAAGTGTTTTATTGGAAAGTTCTACAATTCCATTTTGCTTAATATCAAACTCTGCTCTATACAAAGTAAATTTAATATCTTCTAACAGATCTTCAGTCCATGTATCTACATTTTGCGATTTAAATACAGATCCTAATAGTGGTTGAGAACTTACTACGGAATTAGAAGATACTTCTGATTCCCCTAATTTAGAAGCCCATAATGTATAATCAATTGAGTCAGATTCTATTACAAGAGCATATTCTGTTTCATTTTGTAAATATACTGGATATTCAAAATTAAATCTTGTTGGTGTTGTTGAATTAACAACACTACTAGTAGTGGAATCGACAGCAACACCCATTCTAACCGAAGGAGTATCTATTTCAATTAATGATTGAATTGCCGCTCCCGATGCAGATGTTCCTTGTCCATTGATAATAATTGATGGTGGATCTGTATAACCACTACCAGCAACGAGAATGTCAGTATCAAATATGTTCCCATTAGACACAAAACACACTGCTCTTGCCTGTACCCCACCTGGAAGTTGAGGACTTTCTACTTGAATAGAAGCACTATCATACCCAGATCCTAAACTATTTACTTTTAATTCTACAATTCTTCCAGAATCTCTAGCAATACTAACTCTAAGATTTGTATTTTGGGCAGCATTATATTTTGTTAAAGAATTTAATCTCAATTCTTCATTCTGTATGAATATTTTTCCGTTATGATTACTCAGTACTATAGTATATACTTGATTATTTGTTAATGTATATGCTCCAGTAGTTGATGGAATTAATACAATATTATTTTTATCGTAAATATCCTTAATTGGACCAGAAGCCCCTGATGTACTTCCAACACAATTTTCGT